GTCTGCGGGATCGGCAGGGTGCTGATGCTCGTGCCCATCGGCATGAGGTTCGCGAGCTGGAGCGCCGCGCTCTGGAGCACGGCTTCCTCGATGATCTGGGTGGAATACTCGGGCGGGATTACGCCCGAGAAGTCGAGCGGGGGAGCCATCGGCGTGAGCCTTTCAGCGTGACGGATTGTGGTCACGCCGCTTTTCACGCCACCCCGGACCCGGCCAGGCGTCGCGCCTGCGATCCGCGGCCTCAGCCTCGCGCCTTGTGGAGCGCCCGGATTCGGCTACCGGCTGCCAGCGGCCTCGCGCCGACCGGCATCGAGCCAAGCATCGGCGCCGCGCCCGATCGGTGTCAAGCTGTGACCCCGATCGTGTAAACCTCGCGTGCCCGCCAGGAGTCAGCTAGTCGGGCCGGTTCCTGCCGTTGGAACCGGCCCGCTTCGTGAGGCCGCCACCACCAGCCACCCGTCACCACGAAAGGACGAACCTGTGACGCGCTTCCGATTTCACTTCCCTCGACGCCTGGTCCTGGTCCTGGCCGCGCTCACGGCCGGGCTGGCTCTCACGGCCTCGGCTGCTGCGGCGGCGACCGCCGGGACGCCATCGCCATCACCCACGGCCTCGGTAACCGCCCCGGTAGTCACGCCCTCGCCGTCGCCGTCGTTCGGGTTCTTCCTCCTGCGCCCGCAGAGGTTCATCGTTCACGCCGACACTGGGACCGGGCTGAATGCTGGCTCAGTGTTCGCCAGCGGCCCGGTGCGCGGGATCGGCACCCGGCTCCAGGTCTCCGCGACCGATGACACCTGGACGCTGACCGGCCCGACCGGCACGGTTCGCGTGCTGCACAGCCCGGTCGGCGCTCCCGTGGTCGATCCCGCGACCTGCACCGGCACGCTCGACGCGACCGGCCGCTGGGCTCTGATCGGCCTGACCGGCTCCGACCGCCGCGCCTTCGGGTTCGGCGTCTTCCGCGTCCGCATCGTGGAGATCCTGTCTCGCGGGCTGTTCGGCCGCTGCCTGGTGCGAGCCCGGCCGCAGTGGGTGGACCTGCAAGTGCTCGGGACCGGCCGCGCCGCGATCCTGCGCTTCGGCGTGCGCCACCCGGCGCTGACCCCGGCTCTGACGCCCGCCGCCTGACGGGGGATGGCGAGCGCGGCTCGGGCATTATGGCCCGTCACGTCCCGCTTACGCTGCGGTGATATGCCCGTCCGCGCTCGCCAGAGCCGTTCTGACGGCCCCGACTCCACCTCAGGTGTCCTTACCCTCGGCGCCATTCTGGAGCATTCCACCAGGTCAGCAGGCTATTGCGAACAGCCCGATTCGAACGGCGGACCCCGTTGATTATGCTCGTGGAATCAGACCCCGATGATGGGAGACACCCATGGCAGCATCCACCGTCCCCGTGAAGCTGTACCTACCGGCAGGCGGCGACGTGTCCGGCATGACCGCGACCGAGGACGGCGCCGAGTACGTGCCCACTGAGCTGTGCGCGACGTGCTTCGCGGTCGTGCCGCAAGCCAAGTCCGCCGCTCACGCCGAGAGCCACCCCGAGCCGCCGCCCACCGCAGCGCCGACGTTCTAGCGGCGTCGGCCCGGACGGCTCACGTCCCGCAGCCAGTCGTGATCGCCGTTCGGCGGCTGATCGCGCGGACCGGCCGGGATCAGCCCGCCCGGCGGCGGGACCGCCGCTAGCTGATCGACCAGCGCCGCGATTGCCTTCTTGTCCGGCTTGCCGTCAGCGCCGACCAGCTTCTTGAGGTCCAGCGCGGCTAGCGCCGCCTCGGGGTTGACGATCCGGTTCGTCGCCGCGACGCGGAATTCAGCGGCGGCGAGCTGCTGCGCCGTCACGTCTGCCATCTCCGCCTTGCCCGCTGCCAAGCCTTCCTCGCGCGCCGCCGCGATGGCCTTCTCAGCGTCGGTCATGCGGTCCCGCTCCAGCTTCGCGAGCCGGTCGCCCAGCTCCTTGTTGCGGCGCCGTTCCTCCGCGAGCGCGGCCTCCAGCGCGGGACCGGCCGGTGTCGGCGGCGGCGGGTCAGCCGGTGCAGGCGGCGGCGGCGGGTCAGTCGGGATCGGCGGCTGCGGCGGAGCTGGCGGTGTCGGCGGTGTCGTCATGGCGTCGTCCCTTCACGGACTACCTGAATCGGCTCGATCTTGAGCTGCGCCATCGCGCGAGACATCCGCCGCGGATGCAGCTCGAAGTTGATGGAGTGCCACCCGGAACGCTTCGCCGCGCGGCTGGTGAACCCGAGACCGCAGCACGGGTCCAGCACGATCCCCGGCGGGTACGCGCCCATGATCACGCCCGGCGTCTCATAATCAGGCAGCCCGGCGAGATCCGGCAGATGGCGCGGCAGGACCGGCCCGCAGTAGTGCAGCACGCACCCGCGCTTGAACGCCGACAGGATCGGCCACGCCGCGTAGGTCTCGCCCTGGCCGTCGAGCAGCGCCGCCACGGTCTCGTGCTGCGCGTGCGAGCCCTCGATGAAGCACGGCGCCCCGGCGGCCAGCTCCACGATCCGCCGGTACAGGTCCGTCCAGTCGTGCGACGGCGCCGCGAGACCGGCGTGCGTGTGGAACGACTTGTAGAGCCCCTGATCCCATGGCGGGTCGGCGTAGACCAGCGTCGGCCGCTCGGGCGGCTCCAGGCTGAACATCGACCCGCACAGGAACAGGTGACCCTGAGCCCGCCACAACTGCCCGCGCTCGACCGGGTAGCGGTCACCGAGCGGCCCGTAGTCCTTCACTGCGCGCTCGCCGGTTCCGGCGTCGGCGTCGGCGGCGCCGGTTCCGGCGGCACCGGCTGGCCAGGCTGTGCCGGTACCACGATCTGGGTTGGCGGCGGTGTCGGCTCGGCCGCCTTCATCGCCTTCCAGTCCTCGATCTCTTGCGGCGTCGCGCCGTATTTCTGCCACAGCACCTCGCGCGGCACGCCGATCGTGTCGAGCTTGACCAGCGCGTCCACGAGCTGCGCGATCGACCGGGTTTCCATGTCGGCCCAGACCACTTCCGCGGAGCTGTCCGCGGATGCCGCGTTCCCGACCATCGCCAGCGCCAGCCGCGCGACTTCCTCCCAGCTCTCGCCCAGGAACCGCGCCCGCTTGCCGGCCTTGGCGACCAGGCCGCTCTCGGCGGCCCTGATCGCGTCGGCCGCCAGGTTGATCATGGTCCCGGTCAGGTACCACGGCGGCGTCTGGGTGATCGCTGACAGGTGCTCGACATCCTGCGCGACGCTGGCCAGGTACCCGGCCAGCGGGTCACCGGGGAACGCGCCGAACTTCCCGTCCGGGTTCTCGTTGGCGAGCAACCTATTCGCGCCGAGATCGAACGGCCGGACGACCCGCTGCACCGAGCCCGTGTCGGTCTTGATCACGTCCTGCGCCACCCGGATACCAGTGGCCCAGATCGTGCGGAACGCGCCGAAGTCGGTCGCGACCAACCTGTTGAAGATCGTCGTCTGCACCCGGTCTTGGAACGCGATCACCGAGTGCAGCTCCGACCTTGGCGGCCCGAGCGTGCGCGGCTGCGGCGTCATCTCCACCAGCCCCACGACACCCGCCGGGTTCCGCTCGATCTGCGGATCGTTCTGCGCGGCGCCCGGATGCCACGTCACGATCTGGTCGGGCAGGATCAGCACCTCGACGCGGTTGCTCATCGACGCGGCGAGCGGTGACTGTTCCTCGTAGGACCAGGCGTCCGCGGAGTACCGCTTGTAACCCGCGATCCGCTTCCGCCGCGACCCCGGCTCGTACAGCACCGTCGCCTGCATCGCGGACTCAGGCGAGATCGACACCCCGGACGGGTTGGTGTCGTCGGCCTGCACCAGGACGTAGCTGGAGCCCTGCACCAGCGAATCCAGCATCACCAGCTCGCTATCGGCGTCCATGCTGTTCGCCTGCCAGATCGCCCAGGCCGCATCGCTCGCGTCCTCGTCATCGAAGTGGAAGCCCACGACGTGCAGCCGCTCCGCGACCGCGTTCGCGATCAGCTCCGACCAGTTCGCGCCCGACTCCACCAGCAGCTTGCGGAACACCTGCCGTTCCTCCTGATCCAGAAGCGCGATGATCCCGGCCTCCAGGTCGTAATACTGCTGGTAGAACATCGCGCGGCCCGCCTGCCAGTCGAGCTTGGCCGCAGCCATCCGCCGTAGCTGGTTGAGGTCGTCC